GTTTACTTTTTTGGAATTGGAAGCTCCATAAACATCTCATAAAAATCAAGATGAGCTTCCGTGATTTGCTTTGAAGCGTTCAGTTTCTCCAGAGTCTCTTTGATAATAGAGATAATTGTTTCGGGAATTTCAAATTCTTTGATGCATTTCTTATCCGCTTTATCATCCCACTCGACCGAACCATTTGGATGATGGACGAGTTTCAATGATTCGTGTTCCTTTTGAGTGAAACTTAACGATTCTCTTAGTACCCGAACCATCTTGACTGTCAAGAAATCTCCCTGTGCTGGCAGAATACTCTGCAAATTAATTCTTTGTTTTACTGTTAGTTTTACTTTCATTTTTTGTTCTCCTTGCTCTCTTCTAAAAAATTAATATTTGGGAGTGTTTCAAGGCACACTCCCAAAGCCTTTTAATACTGTTATGCGAGTCATTATTTACTATCACTCGCATAAATGTAATAAGTGGTATTACCGATTTTGATTGGGATGGATATGTCACTTCCATTCCAAGTTTTCGTTCCACTAACTGCATTAGCTTGGATAGCAAGAGCAGCTTTGCTTTGTGCTAACAATAAGCCATCCCATTGATGAGGCGTTCCATTGGGCACACCAAGAACATAGGCATTTGCCGGGGCACCAGTAGTTTCATCAAAGTAATAACACGCTTGGTATGCACATACATTTGCATTAAGAGCAGAACCCGGTGTCACTGATGTCTCAGTTTCAATAGTTGCATAAAACGCGGAATTGTATTCACCACTACCATATCTCAACACACCAGCATCCTTACCGCTATACCCTCAACATACGTTCTAAATTTGAACATACCATTGAGAGCAGCACCAGTAGCAGAAAGCCTGCCAATCATATACAAAGCACGATTGTAAACTCCAGAGCCTGTGAAGTCCTTTGTAATCGCTATTGTGCCTGTCGAGATGAACCCATCGGCGAATGCCTCCTGAAGGATTCGACCGAGCGGCTGGAAAACCGTACGGTCTAACGTAGATAAATTTCTAACTGTCATTTTTTATCTCCTTTTATTCTAAGTCAATAATTTTATTTAACAAATTTTCAGATAGACTTGTTATCCTTCCGTGTCGTAAGCTTCGAGAGTTTTAATCAACTCTGCCTTTTTCAGACCGGAAGTTTTTATCTGCCTATCTTTTGCAAGCACTTGAAGCTCTTTGACTGTCATATCTGAATAAGCGATTTCATCTTTGTCTGCTTTTGCATCTGGAGTCGTGGGTTGTTCCCCACCCGTTTCTTGCTGAACCTCATCTTCTGGATGATTCTCAGCATGAACAGCTTCAACATCATCAGCAGTAACTTTTCGCTTTTCATCTTTTGGAGTTTCAGGTATTGCAACTACAGCACCACAGTCTGTCACATAAACTTGTCCTGCTGCTTTCAAAACAGCAGCTTCTTCAGCATCATCAGTCTCGATACATGCGTCATTGCTCAAGCAAATTTGCTGGCCTTTGTAAGGTACTTGCCGTGATGGGCCATAGTTGCGAATCGCAAATCTTTTCATTTGTAATCCCTTTCTATAATAAACTTCTCTCTTTCGATTCCAATGCAATACTTCGATTAAGCTGTGACGAGCTTTTCAAGCAATACACATGCGTTGACGTTCTCGATAGCATTGTCAGCTCTCATGCTGTAGAACCAGTAAGTTGCTTCGTCAGCAGCAACTCTTTGTGATTCGATTTTGATGTTCCGCTGAATACCAATAATCAGATTACCCTTAGGAGTCAGCAGCGTATCACCATATTGTCCGGCACCGAGCCTGTCGGCTGCGGACATAGTCATTGCCATATTCGGACACGGCACAATCGGTACTTGACCGTAAGATAATGGGCCTTGTCCAAGAATAGCTTTGTCACCGAGAATCGTTGAACGTGCAGCAAGAGCATCAATATAATCTTGCACAAGCTGGTCAGACTGGAATAATCTCAAATTAGCAAGTCCCGCCTTTTTATATTTAGACGGAAGTTTCTTCAGCATCTTGCCATATTTGAATTCCCAGTTGTACGGTGTTGATGTATTCTGCTCAGCGATTTTCCCTGCAATTACATAACTGTGAGCGTGGCATCTCCAAGTGACTGTACCGTCAGTAACTACTCCTCCAAGAACGGTCGGCCATGTGGGTTCGACACCACCAGCTTGATTTCCAGATGTGTTGGTCATAATATAAACAAAACCAGTTGCATTCGCAGCAGTAGGACGCACAATATTACCTTGGACTTTCGCACCTGTACCAACAACGTAAAGCGTTTCTGCAATCGCTGTCATTAGTGTGCTTCCGCCAGAGACGACATTGTAATGACCACTGAGATAACCACTTGCAGCTTGACTGTATTTGACTCTGTATCGCCAGCCAGCAAACAGACTTCGTGCATCGGTAGATGCAAAATTGCCAAGACCAATTTTGTCACCAATCCAGAATATCTCGTCAAGCTCGTTTGCAATTTTACCTGCAACCATTCGCATTATATGGTCAGCGAAAGCATCAGCTTCGATGTTATCTTCTAAATCATCATCATAGATGACAACGCAGCCACGCAGTTTCGCACTGGTCAATGCAATCTTATGGTCAGTGTGCTGCTTCGTATAGTCTGCGGATGTGAATGTCGAACCCGGATACAGGAATCGAGAGTCACCCAAACCAAGTGCTCTGATGTTCTTTGTCTCTTTCTGCATTTTGATTATACGAGCAGAGTTTTTCATAACCGATTCATCGACTATGTAATCAATGAAACGGTCAGCTTCCTCAGCTTCAAGAGTAATCAAAGGAAGACTTATCATCTTCTGAAGCTCTTGAATCTGTTCGCTCTTTGAAAGCATTTGTTTATTTGTCTTCATTGTATGTACTCCTTTTAATCGTTTAACAATACTTACACGTATTCTCTAGTTTCAATCTTTGTTAGTCTTTCTTTTGCTGTAAACTTTTCCAGAGGACTTTGCCATCTTCCCCTGCTCCCTTAGGACCATCATCATTGTCAGTGTCATCACCAGTGATGCTCTTTTTCATAGCACCGTCTTTTTCCATAGCCTTGACACTTTCCGAAACTTCTGCAAGCTGTTTTTTAAGCTCAGTGATATCCGACTTCTTTTCATCTTTCTTATCCGGGTCGAGTTTCGCAACAGCTTCTGTCAACTCTGTTATTTGTTTCGTAAGTTCTGATTTGTCATCATCATCAGTCGATTTCTTTGTCTCTGTGGGTTCATTAGGAATGAGTCCCTTCAGAGCTTCGATAATCGCATTTATTTTCTTGATGACATCTTTTGAGAACTTTGCACCAGCTTTTTCAACATCCTTGTCGTCTTTCACTGCAAAACTGTTTGCAGCACGCTTTGCGATGACACCAACTGCATTTACTAAGTCTTCGGGGAAGCTCTCTTTGTAGTGCTTACTAATGAGAGTAATCGCTTTTTCGATTTCTTCCTCGCCGACTTTTTTCTTAATGTCGATGTCATCTTTGCCCAGATATTCTTGAAGGGCTTTTAATGTCTCTTTCTGCATAATATCTCCTTTGCTTAAAAAGTAAGTTTCGGTACGGCTGAAACCGTCTTTGTCGCCAGTCTCTTTGGAATAAGAAGCATGGATTGTTGACTTCGGGTCATTTCCATAAAAACTGAAATCAAAATTCCTTAAGTCAGTCAACTTTTCTCCGTTGACTGCTATGCTGGTTCCACCTACCGTTCCGTTGCTCTCTATTTCGATTTTGATTTTCTTTTTCGCTTTTACGAATTGACTTTCCTTTGCACCGTCCCGTTTGAAAAACAGAAACGATAATTTGTTCGCAGGCAAATCAACAAGCGAAACTTCTTTTATCTTTATGTCTTTCAGATTTTTTGCCATACGCTTTTCTCCTTTAATCAACCTTTGCGTATCCAGCCATTGAGTATCCTGTAAGCTTTCCAGCTTTTATCTCTTTCCACAATTTTTTGTCAAGGATTCTCGTGACTAACACCCATGAACCTTTCTTGACAGTTCGTTTCTCAATTGTGAAATCAACTGGAGCTATATAGTTTTCAAGTATCTTTACTTTGACATTCTTACCTTTGTGCATTACTTTGAAATTCTGCACGTTCTCCATAAAATCGTAAGCAGCTTTTTTGATTTCTTCTGCATTTGCTTTATCACCTTGAGCATCTTCTGTATCTGGTTCATATACGATGCCATAGACGATATGCTCATCACCACCCTTTTCAACTGGGAGAAGTTTAAGAATACTATCAAATTCCTTACCATCATTTTTAATTTCTGTTTTTTCTATTTTAGTCACTGGCAACAAAACTTGATGGAATAATGGTATACAATCTCCTTCAAAATCCCTTTCATAAACAATAATACAAGGTTTATCAAATTGCTTACCAAACATCTTAATTATATCATCCTCTAAAAGCTGGTCAGGTTCATTATCTTGTATTATTACTTTTATTTCAGTCGCTTTAGCAAAATCAACATCTAAAAGAATATAATTATCTTGCAGAGTATGCTTATTAAAATGACATATGTCAATTCCATCCTTTTTCACTTGCATAGTTTGTTTGAAAGCCTGCCTGTCTATATCGCAAGTGCTGTGTGATAGACTTCGTTTCTCAGAATCCATTTCTTTCAAGACCATTCGATACTTAGCAATGAAATTAACACGGCTGAAGCTGCCAACAAAATCATTGTTGTTTGATTTGAAGTGTCTGTCCCAAAACTTTGCAAATTTATACTTGAGCTGTTTCAACTCTAAATCATTTGCATCTAAGAGACTTCGTTTCGTTATTTCTTCGATTCGCATTATGATACTCCTTTTGCTTTGGATAATCTTTTAGGAGGTTTTTTCAATTGTTCAGAAATCACTTTATCATTTATAACAGGCAGCATTGCACAATGACATCTCGGATGCACAGGAATTATTCCAGCAGCTTCACTAACTGGAAATTTTGTTCCATCCAACGCTTCACACTCTTCACAAAAATCAGCAGCAGAAACGCTAAACTCTGATTCTTTAATGCCAACTTGCTCAAGACCTTGCACGTAGCCAATATTCTGTGCTCTTGCTGTTTCAGTTGTTGCAATGTTCTCCATACGCAAACGGTGCGTCTTATTAGTATATTTCGTCACTGCTCTATTAACTTGTGCTACAGAGAGTTCTGGCCTTGTTACTTGAAGCTTTGTGCGATAGTTGATAATCGCTTGTGTTTGTTTAGCAGTCAATCCAACAAGGGGCCGTAATTCTCTTGCAATTTTAGACATTGACCAGCCTTCTTTGATTCCATGCTTGATATAAGTCTTGATTCCCTTCTTAGTTTCTGCTGTGACATCAGTAACGAGTTTTGCAACAAATTTATTGACTGCTTTAACTGCTCGAACATTTATGACATCGAAACTACCTTCAATAGCTAAATATTGATAAGCAGCATTACCACTTGTTTGCATTATCTCTAATACTACTGGCTTGATTATCGTTTCACCTTGACTTTCGATAAGCTCCCAGTCTGTCAATTCAGAAATCACAGACTTCTGATACTTCTCTGTTAAATCACACCTGATTTGTTTCTGAGTGAAGTCAAACCATAAAGTGAGAGCTGGTCTGAGGATTCTCTCATTCCTTTTCAAAAGATTATCAAGCATTGTTTGAATTTTAGGCATTAACTACCTCAGTAAGCATAAGCTCTGTTATATTAAGGCTGATTAAACTCGTAGTTGATTTAACAGCGTCAATTTCTTTTTGTATTTTCTTAATTGATTCCATTATAAAGCAGCCACTACAAATTATTTGAGGATAACCATCAAAATCTTTACAGAGAACACCTTCACCATTTGGAAAATCTTTTCTACATTGAAAACAACAGTATCCTTTAGCCATTGACGAGCATCCCTGATTTAACGAGTTTGTCAAAATTATGTTTCTCTATACTATTAACTACAGTGTCATGCACAGAGAGAGCAATTCTACGCTTGTGGAGTTGCCGAGTACGCTCCCTTTTTTTATTGCATTTAGATTTAGGTCGACTACGACAATTGTGACTTTTGAGCTTCTCTTGTAACTCCGATTCACAAGCAGCAATGAATTGCTCTCTACATGCAGGACAACTATGAGTTTCAAAAGTTATTATAGGATAATCAAATTCTTTATTAGTCATTTTGTCTCCCGTATTATGCAGTTCTATAGAAACAAGCATTTTGAAAACCAAAAGTATGGTCTGAACTCGAACCATTTTTTCCATCTATAATAAGTTTTATATCCTTGACACCCGATGAAGCAACCACAATCTCAGTTTGAGTACCAACAAGATTATTATTTGAAGTACCATACATATCGAATGAAGCAACTTCTACTGCATCAATATAAACATCTACAATACCGCGATTATCGTCCCGTAAATATTGAAGTTTGAATGTATAAGTTCCTGCTCCTAAATATACTGAAAAATGTAAATCATCTCCGTCATTATGAGAAGCATCATTAATAGTATAACTATTGAATATACATGCATCTAAAACATTAGTTGCCCATGTGCCTTGGTCTGAAGAATCGTAGAAATAATTAAATAGGTGGGTAACCCCACCACCTGCACCAGCAGCAGCAGGTAAATTTCCGACTTGTGCTTTCTTCTTCTTATTGCTATCCGCTGAATCTTCTATGACTACTAAATCAGCATTGACTGGGGTTCCTTTTTCAGCTATTGCATTAATTTCTGCTGCTACATTATCATGTATTGCATCAGCAGCTAAAGAATGGTCACTACCAGTCGAACCTCTGTGAGTTGTATTCAATGAAGTTGCTGCTTCATCTGTAGTAATATGTCTTTCGACATCAGCAGCAGAGGGCACACCATTTATAATCTCAGGCATTTTAATCTCCTTTATTCTGTTTCTTCGTGAAGCTCTTCAGCAGCTTCCTTTTCAATTTCTTGCTCTTCTTCTTTTGAGAGTCCTTCTGTTTCAGGCTCACCCGCTTCTACAAGATTCGATGCTACGTAAAACTTGTCACCACCATCGTAAGGTTTCTCTCCAAGCTCGTTCCTTGCTTCATTAGGAGTCTTTATAGCACTTCCTACTTCTTTAGTGAGTTTTTCGCTCAAAGCAATCAAATCACGTGTATCTATGTCTTTGAACTTGAATTCATATATCTCAGATTGCAAAAGCTCATCAATGATTTCTTCTAAGTCAAGCTGTAGTGGTTCAACAACTCCTTGCACATAAATCTTTGTTTGCTCAGCAGCAACATTGCCACCAAGCTTGCCAACTGTTGGAGTAACTCCAATTCTTTGGGCTGGCATCGAATATGCAATCAGAATATCCTCTCGTCTCGTTTTTTCGTACAGTTTGAAGCTTGCTTCTTTGACTTCAACACTGAGTTTCTGATAAGTAAGCTTGCATTTGTCAGGTTGTGCTACAACTAAAGTTTTCCAAGCATTTGAAGTGCCTTTGACTTCTTTGTTTATAAAATCGCTTATTGTATTGGGTGCATCATCATCCCAGTCTCCCTCTAAGACAATAAGAGCAGCGGGAACACCATAATTCTCGAAGAAAGCTAAATTGTAATCTCGCAGACCAATCAGGCCCATTATGTCACCAACTGCTGATATGATATTTGAAACACCATAATAATCTGACCTTGGATAATAATTCTTATAA